ATGACAGTTAAAGCTGCTTTAAAGGATGCTGGTTTTAAAGAGAAAGACCTTACACATCGTTCAAAGTTTGCTGATGGCTCTCCTTTGAATAAAGGTATGAAAGAAGAAGTAGAACTTTATGAAATTTCTAAAAAAACCGCTCAATCTTATTTAGATAAGACGAAGGATGATGATGCATGGAGCGGTACAAGAAAAGCGAAAAACCGTCTAAGAGGTTCTATACACGCTGTAGGAATAAAAAGAAAAAAAGAATCAGTTGATGAAGTACTTGATACTCCAAAGGCAATGGACAGCTATCATAATAAAGCTAAAGCTCAAAGTGATAGAGCTCGGAACTCTGCGACAGCAAAGCTTGTAAGAGGTGGGAAAGAAAAAGATATTTCAAAAGAAAAAAATACTATTCGCAAACGTGAAAAGGGTATGGATATGGCTCAAAATGTAAGAGCTAAACAATTCCGTAAGTCTATAGGTAGAGGTTATGGAGAATCAGTAGATATTAATGCTAAATTTGAAGAAAATTTTGTACAACAACAAGAGGAATCCAATTTGGCTTTCACAATCAAAGGTAAGCTTGGTGAAGCGTTTAAAGAAGAAAAAAATAAAATACGCGAAGAACTTAAAGCTTTAAAAACTAACTTAGATAAAATCGAAGGATCTTGCGGGTCAGGCGCCGGTGAAGAAGGTACCCCTCAACTAGTTAAGAAATTTAAGAAAGATACACCAAATGCCTAAAAGCTTTAAAAAATACATTGCTGAAGATACACTAAACGAAAATGCTCTCAAAGCATTAAGAGTTGCAACTAAAGCTCATTCGGGACAAACGCGCAAGAGTGGTGGCAAATACATCGAGCATCCAAAAGAAGTTGCTCGCTTTGTAAAACAGTTTAAAAAATCTAATAACCTTTCTGCAATGATCCAAGCAGCTTATTTGCATGATACATTAGAAGATACTGATACAACATACGAAGATTTAGTTAAACAGTTTGGTGCATTAGTAGCAGATATGGTACAGCAATTAACTACAGACAAAGCAGCATCAGATGCTATCGGCAAAGGTGAATATATTGCTGGTAAAATGGCTAAGATGTCAAGCTGGGCGCTAGTAGTTAAACTTGCAGATAGATTAGCAAACGTACAAGATATTGATACACGCCCTGCAGATTTTCAAAAGAAATATGCTGCACAAACTGCGTTAGCCATTAAACGTTTAAGATCTGATAGATATTTAAGTAAAACACATAATAAAATCATTTCTGCTATTGAAAAGAAAATTAAGGAATACGTGTAGTGAAACTAGCATGTAATATATGCGATAATGATTCATTTACTTTTCCTACTTTTAGGGCAAGTAAATCATTTACTGTTTATCAAGGTAATGATGATGTTGCTCCTTTGTGTGATAAATGTGGAAGTTTGGAAAGACATAGAATAATTAAAAAAGTCTATTTAGAAAATAAGAAGCAATGTAATAAACCTTTACTTTTTAGTGAAGATCCTGCTAAACAATATCTTCCTGAAAACACAGAAGTAAGTCTTTTTTCAGATGAAAACAGTATTGATATGCAAGATATTAAAAGAGCTGACGAATCTTATGATTTAATTTTTCACCATCACGTGCTAGAACATATTGAAAATGATGAATTGGCGTTTAGCGAGCTGTGTAGAATTTTACAAAAAGGAGGGCAAATGTATTGGAGTGTTCCTTCGCCTACTCTTTTAGAAAAAACAAAAATTTGTGATCCTGCAGAACACCCTCAGCAGCACTATAGAAATTATGGAAAAGATTTTATAGATACTGTGAATATTTGGTCCGATAAGTACAATGTAAAGACAAAAACAATTTACGAAACCGACACAGTGACTAAATTTACAGATTGTATTTTTATCACAGAAAAAAATTAAAGAATATGTATAGTTTCAAACAATATATTTCTGAAGGTATCATGGTTAAACTGATTCGTGGTAAAGGCCAGGATACTTTAAAAATGAAAGACACTAAAGAAAAGAGTTGGGTTGAATTACGAGGCAAACCTAATTTTGAAACTAAATATGACAAAAGGGATCCGTTACATAAAGCAATTACGGCGCTAGGTAAATCGGCAAGTATATCTGATTTTATGAATGGTGATGAAGTAAGTATAAATCCAAACCATCCTGACGGTAAGAAAGCGTTGGCAACTATAAAGAAGTTAATGAAATGAAAACATTTAAACAACATATGGAAGCAACATACCAAGGTAAAGAGGTTAAGTTAAACAAACCTATGGCAGGTGATGTTGCTAAATCAAAAGTATTCGTCGATCCTGATGGCGACGGTGTTGCTAAGAAAGTTAATTTTGGTGACAAGAATATGACAATTAAAAAGCATATTCCAGGTCGACGTAAATCTTTTAGAGCAAGACATAATTGCGATAATCCTGGGCCAAAAGACAAGGCACGATATTGGTCTTGTAAAGCCTGGTAAATATTATAAATAAAACAAACAGCAAATAGAGAAGTAATATGTATAGTTTTTCAGAACATAGTCTTATTGAACACGTTGAGGCACATCTCATTGAGAATGATCTTGTACTTGATAATATAGATGACGAACAACTTGACGAAATCATCGGTATGGCCGCAAAGGCTGTAGGAGCAGTTGCTAAGGTAGGTGCAAAAGGTGTTCGACGAGCATTAACAAATAAACAAGGTCAATTCCGTTTATCAACTGGTGGGCGTAATACGGCACGTATTAATAAAGCAAAACGTATTAATGATAGAGCAAATGCTATACGTGACAGGAAAAAAACGAAGACAGCTGTTGACAAGGCCAGAGAAAACTTACGCAAAGCAAGACAGGGGAAATAAAATGGACACGAATACAGTTAGAGAAGCAATTATTGATGCACTCGGTCGAGTAAATGAACTTGACGAAAAGAAAAAAATGGATCCGGTGGGGCAGGCTGACGCAGATATTGATAACGACGGAGACGTTGATGATTCAGACAAGTATCTACACAATCGCCGTAAAGCTATTAAAGATAAGATGAAAGAGCAGACAGAAGCTCGGGCATCAGAAGAATAAACAAGAAACCCAAATAAGGAGATAAAAACAAATGGCACTTTGGGGAAAAACAGACGCACTAGCTTCGGTACCGAAATGGTTGGAAGATGCTGCAAATAACACAAACAAATCAAATGACCGTGATAATGCGGTATTTGTTGACCTTGAGGAAGCGGCTGTACCAGCTAACAGAGCAAAAGGTTTGACAGGCCCAGGTTGGTGGTTGTACCACACATCAAACGGTCGTCATTATGCAGAATGCTTGGTACCAATGAAAGTATCAGCTGCCGATGCAGGCGACTTGGGTGTGACAGGTCTAGGCGATGACGCAATCGTTGCTGATCCTTCATAAGTAAAGAAAATATAATATGAAATTAACAGAATCAACCTTTCTGTTATTTGCCGCAAAACATTATGATAATCCACAATGCTCCGACGTATCAGAGTTTGAAGAGGATTTAAAACGTTTTCATTATTTACGAAAACTATTTGGCAGATATAGGCAAGATAAAGATTTAAAAGAAAGGTTGATTCTGAATCACCTGATAATCATATATAACGTATTCGGTAAAGAAGCAACGAGTATTTTGTTTATGAGACTTTATGAATACCATGATTATTTAAAACCGTTTGTTGAATATTTAAACTTCATGCCTACGGTTATTGAATATGATGGGATTATTATACACAAGGATAGTATTGTGTCTGATAAATGCATTAAAGAAAAACTCGAAGGAATTTGACCCATGGTCGTTGATCTATTTTTAGTTTACCAATTCATCCGCCGTTTGGCTACACCATTTAATAAGTGGGAAGCATATAAGCAAGGTATTATTGATAAAGATGGTAAAGTATTAATCAAATCAAAAGATTTTACAAAAGGTTCTCAACGTAAAGCATGGGGAGTTTTTGATAGAATGATTGCTAACCTTAAAAAGTTGTTAGCAAAGATACCTGGTGGTAGTTCTCGGTTTGCATCATATGCTGCCGCATTGTTTCTAATTAAAGAATACAAACATTTTACCGATGAATCATTACTAAATGAAGAATGGACTGATGAACAATTAGATGAATCAATGCATTTATTTCATATTAGATATAATCATTATACCATACTCTCCGAAAATGTCAATGGTTATTTTGATGAACTTGATGAAAAACTTAAAGCATCAGATGATATGGGTGTGTGGGTAAAAGATTTTCAGAAAACAGATGCACCACAATTCAAAGGTAAATCTCAAAAGAAAAGACAACAAATGGCCGTTGCTGCAAAGCTTGATGCAATGGATGAAGCCCCAACTAATATGCGTAATATAAAACTTGTCAACAAAATCAAGAAGTCTGGTGTTGTCAAGTCTGGTTCTATGTCACAGAATGATCCCAAAAAATCTGTTGATACAAAACCTGAAATCACAGAAGAAATGCCAGCCAATGCAGTAAGCACCGGTGCAATTGCTAATATGGATGCGTCGGGAATTGATAACAAAAAGAAAAAGAAAAAGATTAAGGATATGATGAGGAGAACCCCACAATGATTACTATAGAGCAATTTAGCGCTATGATCCCAACTAACAAAGATCCACAACCGTGGTTTGATGCGGCAGTGGAAAAGTTTGATGAATATAACATTAATACTCCAAATAGAATTGCAGGCTTTATGGCACAGTGTGCTCATGAGTCAGCAGACTTTACACGTTTAACTGAAAACCTTAACTATTCGGAAAAAGCATTAAACTCGGTGTTTAGTCGCTATTTCGGAAAAGGAAAACGAAATGCTAAAGAATACGCTCGAAACCAGGAAAAGATTGCAAACTATGTCTATCAAGACGAGTTTAGATCCAAGCGAGGAGCTTTGGGAAACACTGAACCCGGGGATGGCTGGCTATTTAGGGGTAGAGGTATCAAACAGCTTACGGGCAGAAATAATTACGCGGCTTTTGGAAAGTCCGTTGGAATGTCAGCCGAAGAAGCTGCAGAATATGTAGCAACACCAAAAGGTGCTATTGAGTCAGCATGCTGGTTCTGGGCAACTAATAAACTCGACAAATATGCCGATAATGGCGACAATGTTGGGTTGACAAAAAAGATTAATGGTGGTACAATTGGATTAGATGACCGTAACCGTCGTTGGGAATCAGCCTTGTCCATTCTTGGTGGTGAAATGCCTGCACCAAAGAAAGCAGCACCTAAGAAAGCTGCAGGTGTGCGTACACTACGCAAAGGTATGAAAGGTGATGATGTAGCTAAAATGCAAAAGGCAATCGGTGTAGGAGCTGATGGCGATTTTGGATTTGGGACTCTTACTGCTGTTAAAAAATGGCAAAAGATGAACGGATTGGTTGCAGATGGTATTGTAGGTCCTGCTACACAAGCAAAGATGTTTAAATAAATAAATAAATGACGGAATTAAACAAAGGAGACACAAAATGTCACTAGAGAAAATTGTAGAAGCGGCAATGTCTGAAAAGCCATTGGATCTGAAAGAAGCATTTGAAGCTGAAGTTGAAGAGCGTATTATGGCTGCATTGGCAGAGAAATACAAAAAAGCAATGGAAGCAAAAGATGAAGACGACGATGAAGATGATGACGATGCCGACGAAGATGAAGATGAAGACGACGATGAGGACGAAGACAAAAAATAAGTCTTCTTAACATATGGCAAAACTATATCTGTTACTTATTGTCTGTGGTTTAATTGGTGGTGTAGGATATGGTGCTAAATCATATTATGAATGGTCAGAAGCAACCATTTCAACACTTCGTACTAATAACGTTCAATTAGCATCTGCGGCGGAAACTCTACAAAATACTGTAGACACAATGGCCGCAGATGCAGAACGTAACGAAAAACTCAATCAAAACCTGACAGCGCAACTAAATGAATCACGAGAGTATTTGAATACTTTGCGTGCTAAATTTGCGCGAATTGATTTAACTATGGAAGCGCTAACTGACGCGCAAAATTTGGAAGAAAGGGTAAACAATGCTGTTGAAAGACTCATCAGTGATATTGCCGATGAAACTACTCCTCCTAGTGCTGTTGATGATACTCCTGACAGCGTGCTCGGGGAGGACAGTGGAGCCGACAGTAGTAACGTCGACTGAATACATCCAGCAAAACATTCCTATTCAAGGCAGACCGGATAAAGTAGATTTTCCGCCTGTAGATTGGTATGTTATCACCGAAGAAAATTTGGAAGAAAAGATTGCTGAAATTGAAGCTCAACAAGGATCTGTTGTTGTTTTTGCTGTAACATCAAAAGGATACGAAAATCTTGCATTAGGTATTGCAGAATTGCGTCGCTATATTAATGAACAAAAGGCGATAATTGTGTACTACGAGGATGCCTTGAAGAATAAATAATACCGTAATATTATTTCTGAGTGATTAAACATACCACGGAGTTAGTCACAAGCCTCCGTTATCAAAAGGCAAAAAAGGGAATAAAAAGTTGAGTAAAGATACCAACTGGGAAACAGATATCGCCTTAATTAAATCGGATATCAAGCAGATACAGAAATTCTTTACTAAGGTTGAAGACTCAATGGATATGATGGTTGACCTATCCAAAAATGTTGCTGTTCAGTCTGAGGTATTAGAGTATACAAGAGAGAAACTCAATGAGGTTGAAAAGTTATGCGAAGACACAAGACGTACTGATGAATTACGTTTAACTGTTTTGAATGACCGCCTTGAAGAATACCGAAGATCAAGCAAAGAGGATCACCAAAAATTGGCAGACCATAACGCAAATAAACGGCATAATGCCAATAAAGAAATATTGGATAGACTTGATTCTATGGAGCGGTCGTTACATCAACGTATTAACGAGCAACAGAAAAAGATTAATAACCTTGAGAACTGGCGTTATTATATGATGGGTGTTGGTGCCGTCGTAGTAATTCTATTAGCAAGAGTAAATTGGCCAGAATTATTTGGTTGACAAACCTTTAGATCTGTAATATTATAGATTT